CGATGAGGCGACGCGCATGGTCAAGAGCTCGCCGGCGCTGGCGCGGCGCGTGGGGGCGTTCCGTCACAACCTCCACGTGACGGCGACGCATTCCAAGTTCGAGCCGCTCTCGGCGGACTTCAACACGTTGGACGGCCTCAATCCTCACGGGGTCATCGTCGACGAGCTGCATGCTCACCGGTCGCGCGACCTCCTCGACGTGCTCGAAACGGCGATGGGCGCGCGCCGGCAACCGCTCCTCTTCCTGATCACGACGGCCGGCCACGGTCGGGCCTCGGTGTGCTGGGAGCTCCACGAATACGGCCGGCAGGTGCTCGAGGGCACGGTCGAGGATCCTTCCTTCCTGGCCTACATCGCCGGGGCGGACGCGGGCGACGATTGGACGGAGCCGGCGACGTGGCGCAAGGCGAATCCGAACCTCGGCGTGAGCGTGAAAGAGGACTACCTCCGCCGGGAGTGCGACCAGGCGCGGGCGATCCCTGGGAAGCAAGCGGCGTTCCGGAGGTTACACCTCAACGATTGGACGGAGCAGCGGACGCTGTGGCTCCCGCTCGAGGCGTGGGACGCATGCGCCGGGCCGGTCGATCCGGCGGAGCTCGCCGGGCGCCGGTGCTACGTCGGGCTCGACCTTTCGACCTCCCGCGACGTGACGGCCGCAGCGTGCTACTTCCCGCCGGAGGATCCCGAAGACGAAACGGAGGGCGGGGCGGTGCTCGCGCAGTTCTGGATCCCGGCTGAGAACGTGGCCGAGCGGGTGCGCTCGGATGGCGTGCCGTTCGATTCGTGGATCGACGGCGGCCTTGTGACGGCGACGCCGGGAAACATCGTCGACTATGCCTGGATTCGGGAGTGGTTTCACTCGCTGCGGGAGGGGCTCGACCTCGAGGTGGTCGAGGTGGCCTACGACCCGTGGGGCGCGGTGCAGCTCGCGACGGAGCTACAGGAGGATGGTTTCCTCATGGTGCCGATGCGGCAAGGCTTTCAAACGATGGCGCCGGCGTTGCGGGAGCTCGAGCGGCTCGTGCTCGGCCGGCGTCTCGCGCATGGCGGCCACCCGGTGCTCCGTTGGATGGCCGGAAACGTGGCAGTGAAGCTCGACCCGGCCGGCAACGCCAAGCCCGACAAGTCCGCCGCGGCGGATCGGATCGACGGCATCGTAGCGCTCGCGATGGCGGTGGGCCGGGCGTCGCTCGCGGCCGGAGCTCGGGAGGTCGACCCCGACGAGCTCCTGATGGTGCTCTGATGCGCGGCCTCGAGGCATGGCAGGGGCTCGCCGGGGTGGCGCTGGTGGCGGCCGGCGCGGGGCTGCGGTGGGGAGCGTGGGCGGCGCTGCTCGCGGCGGGGGCGCTGGTGTTCGCGGACTACGCGATGGGACGGAGGGACGGCCGGTGATACTGCGGGATCTTTTGGAGGCGCGGGGCGGGGTGCTGCCGGGGGCGGCGCCGGCGAACGCGCCGGGGTGGCTCGTCGACCTCTTCGGCGGCGGGAGGCGAACGGGCGCGGGCGTGGACGTGTCGGAAGAGTCGGCGCTCACGTTCTCGGCGGTGTACGGCTGCGTTCGGATTCTGGCCGAGTCGGCGGCGAGCTTGCCGCTCAAGGTCTACCGGCGGGCCGGGGCGCGGGGCAAAGCGACGGCGCGCCAGCATTGGGCTTGGTCGATCTTGCACGACGAGCCGAATCCGGAAATGACGGCGGTGGTGTGGCGCGAGCTCGGCATGGTGCACGTGCTCACGTGGGGCAACGCGTACTCGCGGATCGAATGGGCCGGCAACGGGGCGGCGCGGGCGGTGTGGCCGATTCACCCGTCGCGCGTCACGGTGAAGCGCTCGGCCGCCGGGGCGGTGTTCTACGAAGTGCGGCCGGATCCGGCGACGGATCCGCCGGGCGGGCACCCGGCGATCCTCGAGCCGGCGGACATGCTGCATGTTCCGGCGCTCGGCTGGAATGGCCTGGTGGGGCTCTCGCCGGTGCGGCTCGCGCGGGAGGCCGTGGGGCTCGGGCAGGCGGCCGAGGCGTTCGGCTCGGGCTTCTTCGGCAACGGCGCGCGTCCGGGCGGGGTGCTCTCCGTCAACCAGGCGCTCGACCCGAAGGCGCGGGCGAAGATCGCCGAGGCCTGGGAGGCCGCCCACCAGGGCGTCGAGCGAGCCGGGCGGGTGGCGGTGCTCGGGCTGGGGGCGAGTTTCACGGCGACGACGATCCCGCCCGAAGACGCGCAGTTCCTCGAGACGCGGCGCTTTCAGGTGTCGGAGGTGGCGCGGATCTTCCGGGTTCCGCCGCATATGCTGGCCGACCTCGAGCGGGCGACGTTTTCGAACGTGGAGCATCTCGGGCTCGAGTTCGTGATGCATTCGCTCCGGCCGTGGTTGGTGCGGTGGGAACAAGAGCTCAACCGTAAGCTGTTCGGCACGGCGGGGACGGCGGGGCTCTACTGCGAGCACGCGGTCGACGGGCTGCTGCGCGGCGATCAAGCGAACCGGTTCAATGCCTACGCGGTGGGCCGGCAATGGGGGTGGCTCTCGGCCGATGACGTGCGCGAGCTCGAGAATCTCCCGCCGCTCGCGGACGGTGCGGGGAGTGTGTACCTGCAACCGCTAAACATGGTGCCGGTGGGCGAACCGGCGGCGGGGACGGCTCCCCCGCCGGCTCCGGTGTCGGGCGTGGACGGCGCGCCGGCGCCGGCCGAGGGCGACGGGGAGCGGGCGGCGCTCCGGCGCGCGTGCGCGGTAACGGTGCGGGCGGCGTTCGCGCGGTTCGCGCGGCGGGAGGAGCGGGCGCTCCGGCGGCTGGCGGAGCGGGCGCGGAAGTCGCCGACGGGCGCGGCCGGGTTCCTCGAGGCGGTGGCGGCGTTCTACGCGGAAAGCGAGCCGATCCTGCGCGCGGAGCTCGAGGCGCTCGCGGAGGCGTTCGCGGGGGTGTGGGAGGGCGAGCCGGAGGCGGAAGCTCGGGAGTATGTAGCGGCGTCGCTCGAGCAAGTGCGCGGGCTGGTCAAGGCGGAGGAAATGGGGGCGCGGTTGGACGAGGGGCTGTGGTGTGTCGAGGTGCGGGCGGAGGAGTGGACACGGACGCGGCCGGCGGTGGCGGCGCGGCGATACGAGGCGGAGGTGGCGGCGTGAGCAAGCGGACGGGGCAGGCGGGCGAGGTCGAGCGGCGGTTCCTGCCGCTCGAGGAGGCGGAGCTCCGGCTGGCGCCGGGCGAGGCCGAGGGCGAACCGGAGCGGATCCGGGGGTGGTTCGCGATCCACGAGCGGTGGTCGCCGGTCTACGGGGACTTCCGGGAGCGGATCGCGCGGGGCTTCTTCCGGCCGGCGCTCGAGGCGCTGGCCGACGTCCGGGCGCTCTGGAATCACAACGCGGACTACGTGCTGGGGCGAACGCGCAGCGGCACCCTCCGTCTCGAGGAGCGGGAGGAGGGCGGCGTGTCGGGGCTGTGGGGGGAGATCGACCCGCCGATGGCCGGAATGCTGCGGGACCTGGCGCTCGAGCCGATGCGGCGCGGCGACGTGACGGGCGCGTCGTTCGCGTTCACCGTGGCCGAGGATGCCTGGGAGAAGGGCGAGGGCGGAATCTGGCAGCGCACGCTCGTCCGGATCGGCGAGCTCCTCGAGGTGTCGCCGGTCACGTTCCCGTTCTACCCGGAGACGGCGCTCGCGGTGCGGGCGCGGGAGGCCTGGCGGGCCGGGCACCCGGAGCCGGAGGCGGCGCCGGCGGGGCCGGACGCGGCGCGCAAGCTGCGCCAGCTCCGGGCGGCGCTCGAGGTGGCGGCCGAGTAGGGCGATTTTCGGCAGTCGCCCGCGGGGGGCTTCGGTACACTGCGGCCGAAGACGAGGCAACCGCGCAACGCCGAGACGGGCGCGGGGCCGAAACCCGGACTGACACGGGCTCGGTTCCGCGCCTTTCGCGCGTTCGGCCGGCCCAAACGAGGAGGGGGGCGGACGGCCCATGAACAAGAGAGTGCGAGAGATGCTCGAGCAGCGGGCGCGGCTCGCCGAGGAGGCGGGCAGGATCCTGACCCGCGCCGAGGGCGAGAAGCGGCAGCTCACGAGCGAAGAGCAGGCGCAGTTCGATGCGCTGCACGAGAAGATCGCGGCGCTCAAGGTCGACGCGGACGCTCTGGCGGCCACGCTGGCGAAGCAGGCCGAGGTGGAGGCGGAGCTCGATGGCGCGCGGACGGTGACGGAGAGCGGCGCCGAGAGCCGCGGCGCTCGCGGCGGGGTGAGCTCGGCGATCAAGGCCTTCCGATCGTTCCTGGTGAGCGGCCGCGGGAGCCTCACGGGCGAGGAGCTCCGGGCGCTGCAGGTGGATTCGCCGACGGCCGGCGGCTACCTGGTCGCGCCGCAGGAGTTCACGGCGGAGCTGATCAAGGCGATCGACGACCAGACCTTCATCCGGCAGCTCGCAACGGTGCTGCCGGTCACGGCCGCCGAGTCGCTCGGCGCGGCTTCGCTCGACGCGGACCCGGCCGACGCCACCTGGACGAGCGAGCTCGGCACGGGATCGGAAGACTCGACGATGGCGTTCGGTAAGCGGGAGCTCAAGCCGTACCCGCTCGGCAAGCGGATCAAGGTGTCGCGCCGGCTCCTCCGGCTCGCGTCGGCGGCCGAGGGGATCGTGCGGGATCGGATGGCCTACAAGTTCGGAATCACGCTCGAGAAGGCGGCCATGACCGGCAGCGGTGCCGGGCAGCCTCTCGGCGTGTTCACGGCATCGAACGACGGCATCCCGACCTCCCGCGACGTG